CGCATGTATTAACTTTTTACCACCTATTTATACTCTTTTATATATAACATATAGAATTATTATAATTATTTATTTAGTATATATAGAAGTACGTAATATAGGGAGTTTGAAGGGTGTTAGATAATTCTAAAAAAGTGCATAATTTTTAAATAATTATTATTTTTTTTGAGGCGATAAAAAAAAGTAACTTTATATTTTTAGGAATTTTAATTTGAGGCGGGTATAATTGCTATATATGCACTAAAAAGCAATGTTTAAGTTTATACATCTTATAATTCATAAATAAGCTTTTATCGGTTCTCAAGCCAAGGTTATCTTTATTGATAACCGATAAGAGTTTGGCATATTGCTGCGTGATTGGCTTGAGAACCCCATCACTCCTCTTATAATTACATCTCGAAAGTTTAAAAATGGCGAATAAAAACCTAGAATACGCTCTATATTATGCGTCTATCGGTTGGAACGTTTTTCCAGTTTACGAAATGGAGGGAGATAAGTGTTCATGTGGGCGCACTGATTGTAATAGTCAAGGAAAACACCCAAGATTAAGAGATGGGCTAACAAGCGCAACAACAGACGAAACACTCATTAACGGATGGTGGACTGTATTCCCAAATGCAAACATAGGAGTCAGAACTGGTGAAATAAGCGGTTTTTTAGTTGTAGATATTGACGGGGAAGGGGAACTACCTGAAAAAATGCCTAGCACTGTATGCCAAACTACTGGAAGCGGTGGACAGCACCTACTTTATAAATATCCTAATGACGGCTTAAAATATAAAAGTGGTACACACATATTCCCAAGTGTAGATAGCCGAGCTGATGGCGGTTATATTGTGGTATCTCCATCAAACCATAAAAGCGGTGACAATTACACATGGGATATAGCTCCCAATGAGATAGACATGGAAGATGCTCCTAGTTTTTGGCTAGATAAAATCAGATTTATTGAGCGTAGTATCGAACATAATGGCGATGAGATAACTATAGAGAGCGATGATCGTATTGCATCAATGCTAAAAGTTATTAGTCCTGATTGTGATTATGATACATGGGTTAAAATCGGGATGGCTATTCATAGTGGAACAGAAGGCGGGGGGTTTAATCTTTGGAATGATTGGAGCATGAAAGGGGATAAATATGATGGGTATGAGACGCTTAGAATAAAATGGGGTAGTTTTGGGGGAGGGTCTATAACTATATCAACTCTTCATCATTTCGCACGTGAAAATAATTGGATTGACGAAAACTTAGAAATAGGCAAGGCGGCAGCCCATGCAATTTTTAAATCTGAGCAGATGAAGATAGCGGAGAAAGTTTTAGCATCTGATGAAAAGATAAAGATTAAAACTCCTAAATCAATTTACCCAAAAACTGGACTTATTAAGACAATAATTGACTATATAAACGATACTGCTATACGCCCACTACCTGAATCATCATTAGCTGCTGCGATAGCTTTAGTTGCTATTTTAAGCGCACGTAAATTTACACTAAGCCATCAAGATACATCATCATGTTTATATCTTGTATTGGTGGCAAGGACTGGGGCAGGAAAAGAGCATGCTCGAAGTGTTATAAATAAGATATTAACTGCCATAGGCGCAAGCGAATTAGAGTCAGGGACTCCTGCATCTTCATCGGGATTGCTTGGACAATTATCTAAAACACCGGCTTCAATATTTAGAATAGACGAATTAGGATTATTTCTAAAAAAGATATTAAGCCCTAAATCTTCCCATTTTGTAACTGATATTTCATCTATTTTCTTGGAGTGTTTCGGTTCATCAAATGGAGGAACAATTTTAACGTCTGTTTTTGCTGATCGTGATAAAAACCCATCTAAAACAATTCTAAGTCCATCGCCAGTTATATTAGGAGCAACTACTGCCTCAACATTTTATGGAGGTCTGAATAGTGGGGATATTTCAAGTGGATTGTTGAATAGATTTATTGTCTTTGACACTCAAGACGCTAAGAGACCATTTACCGAAAATGAACCTAAGCCTATCCCTAAAGAAATTTTAGACAAATGCAAGCTATTACATGATTTTAAACCAAATAGCGGGAACTTAAATGGGATAATAGGTCTTGAATTTCATAACATAGAAACACCGAGTGATGTTAAGGAAGCAATGTATACTTTTAGAGAATGGGTAGATAGCAACTCAATAGATGAAACTACAGATGACATGTATTCAAGAACTGCTGAATCTATGCAAAGGCTAGCAATGATAAGTGCAATATCAAGGGATGTTATATCCCCTAAGCTTGAATTATGCGATGTTGAATGGGCTATTGAAGTCATAACATGGTCTACAAATATGTTTATAAATCAGATTAAAGATAACGTTAGTGATAGTGACGATCATAAAAAAATGAATAATATTATAAAAATTGTTAAAAAATCAGGGTCAAAAGGGATAGTTCATGGAGTTGTTTTAAGAAAATCAACATTAACTGCTATTGATTTTAAAAAATATATGGATACGCTAATACAGCAAGATTTAATTATAGTTTCACAAGAACCAAGTGCCACAAAAATAGCTACTAGATATTTTTATGCAGGAGGCGACCTATGATATTAAGACCATATCAAGAGGATGCAATAACAGCAGTTTACGAATATTGGAGTAATGGCACTGGTAAAAACCCTATTGTATCGGCTTGCGTAGGAGCTGGAAAATCAATATTAATATCAAAGCTTGTAAGCGACGTTACAAGTCATGGAGGGCGTGTATTAATGCTTACTCACTTGCAAGAATTAATCGACCAAAATGCCAAACAACTACTCAGGATATTGCCTGATGCAGATGTAGGATTATTTTCGGCAGGATTAAAAAGAAAAGATAAATATAACACCATTATCTATGCAGGGATACAATCAATAGCCTCTAAAATACATAACTTTGACCCGTTCGATGTAGTTCTTATTGATGAATGTCACCTAGTTCCACGTAATGCAAATACACGCTATAAAAGCACACTTGATACGCTTAAATTAATGAACCCAAAAGTTAAGATAGTCGGGTTTTCAGGAACTCCATACCGATTAGATGGAGGGTACTTGCATGAGGGTGAAGACGCTATCTTTGACGGTATAGCCTATGATATTTCAATTAAATCACTTATTGAAATGGGGTTCTTATGCCGACCAATTGGTAAAAGTGCTGTTAATAAAATAGACACATCAAAGCTACACTCTCGCATGGGTGAATTTATAGCAAGTGAGGTAGATATTGCCGTTACAAGCGAAGAAGTAATTTACGAGAGTGTAAAAGAGATTGTAAAGTACGGAGAAGATCGAAATAGTTGGATGATATTTGCTTGCGGAGTGTCACATGCTCAAAGCGTTTGTGAGGCTATTTTAGCGCATAATATTAGCTGTGAGGTAGTTACGGGTGAATTAGATAGTTATGAGCGTGATAGCCGTATTAAACGCTTCAAGAACGGGGAAACAAAGTGCGTCGTATCAGTAGGAGTTTTAACGACAGGGTTCGACCATCCACCCGTCGATATGCTCGCAATATTACGTCCTACTCAAAGTGCATCATTATTTGTTCAAATGTGCGGAAGAGGATTGCGAATACATGAAAGTAAAGAAAATTGTTTAATTCTTGATTTCGGAGAAAATTTCCAACGGTTCGGAACACTAGACGATGTATATGTTAAGCGGAAGTCAGCTGGTAAAGTTGAAGCAAAGCCGTATCGTGAATGTCCTGAATGTCAAACAGTTGTACATATTTCAGCAAGAGAGTGTCCTGATTGTGGGTTTGAGTTTCCAATAACAGAGAGAGAAATAACTCACTCGCAATGGGCGTACAACGGGGCAATACTTGCAAGTGATAAAGAAGATGAACAGCCGCAAGTAATAACTGTTGATTCGGTTAATTATTCACGACATTGTAAGAGCGGATCGCCTGATAGTTTGAAAGTAAGCTATCAATGCGGGCTATTACGATATCACGAATGGGTATGCTTAGAACATACAGGATATGCTAAAAGTGCAGCGGATAGATTTGTGCAAAGTGTAGGAGGCATAGCTAATACAGTTGGAGAGGCTGAATTTGAGTGTGATTGTTGGAATACTCCTAAAACAATTACAATTAAAAAAGATGGCAAATATGCAAAAATATTATCTAAGTTATATTAATTAAACTTTAAGCATTAATTAGTTAAACTTTTAAATATCAAAAAAAGGAGAGAAGTTGTTTAAATTACTTAAGATTTATGCTACTACGCATAAAAAGATTAAAATTTTAGCATTGCAAAAAGATATGACAATGCAGGATTTTATTGAAATGGTTATGGAGGAATACAATGCTAGAAATAAGCAAGCCGTCTCATAATAGACCAATGATCGCAACTATTTTCGGCAATGCAGGGTTAGGTAAAACGTCACTTGCTGCATCATTTCCGAAGCCTATATTTATACGTACAGAAGATGGAACACAAAGTTTAGCAGGCATGGATGTAGCACTATTTCCAGTTGCCACTACTAGCCAAATGGTATTTGACAATATTAAAGCTTTATTTGAAAATGAGCATGATTTTGAAACTTTAGTGATTGACTCAATTACTCAATTAAATGTAATCATTGAAAATGAGGTTATTGAATCAGATGCAAAGGCTAAAAACATTATGACGGCTGGCGGAGGTTACGGTGCAGGGTATTCAATGGTTGCAGCGGTACACCAAAAAATTAGAGAATGGTGTGGACACTTATCGACCCAAAAGAACATGAATATTGTTTTTATAGGTCACGCTGACACTGAAACAATAACCCCACCTGATAGTGAGGATTACACACGCTATACAATGAGATTGCATAAAAAGTCTATTTCGCATTATGCTGATAACGTTGATTTAGTTGGGTTTTTAAAACTCCAAACATTTACAACAAGCAAAGGTGATAAAGCAAAAGCAACATCAACAAATGTTCGTTTATTGACTTGTCATCCAGTAGCAAGCCATATTAGTAAAAACCGTTACGGAATATCAGAGGACGTAGTTTTTGAGTTGGGGAACAACCCTTTATCTAAATTTTTAACAAACAAAGGAAAATAAAATGCAACTCAATTTTAATGCTGAGACAGTAGCACCAATGCAGTCATTCGAGGTTTTGCCAGTAGGATATTATACGGCAATGATTACAAGTAGCGAAAGCAAGCCAACTAAGAGCGGTACAGGTACGATTTTAAATCTAAGATTTGATATCTTAGAAGGGGAACATAAGGGGCGTATTGTTTTTGTGGGTCTTAACGTCTACAATCAAAATAAAGTAGCTGAAAATATTGCACAAAGTGAACTTGGCTCAATTTGTAGAGCTGTTAATGTAATGCAACTAACAGATAGTTCACAACTTCATAATCGACCTATGAAGATTAAACTTGCTATTCAGCCTGCAAAAGATGGATATGATGCGAAAAATGTTATTAAAGAATATTCATCATTAAGCAGTAATCAAGTAGCTACCCCTACACCGCAAGATACTACAGTTACTACTAGCGGAAAAGCACCCGCGCCATGGGAGAAATAAAACAAGAACCGTTCGATATTTTTCGAACGTGTGAAGAGTGTATCTACTTTTGGAAAGAACAAATGTTTAATCCAAGAGAGGGAAGAAATATGCAAGAGTTTTGTGAAAAGCATGGAGCGCAAGTACCTAAAGATTTTCAGATAATAGGCTGTGAAGATTGGGATAAATTACCATTTTAAAGGGGTTATTATGAAATTATTTGAAATTATAGAAGAATTTAGAGCATTACGTGATATTTTAGAAAATGATTGTGAGTTTGACGATGAGACAGGAGAAATAACTGATAATTCAGCGACACTTCAAGAGTTGTATAACGGTCTTGCTTTAACATTATCTGATAAACTAGATAATAGTGCTTATGTTATTAAAAACATTGAGACAGCGTCAAAAGCTTTAAAAGATGAGGCTGCACGATTAGCCCAAAGAGCTAAACGATTATCAGACAATTCAGATCGCCTTAAACAATTAATGGAAGATGCTTTAATTGAAAGCGGACAAGATAAATTGCAAACAGATCGATTTACGTTTTCATTCCGAAAGAGCGAATCTCTAAATATTGATGAAAGCGTTATGCCGTCTGATTTACCTGATAATTTTGTACGGGTGAAATATGAGTTTGATAAAGTGGCTTTAAAAGAAGCTATCAAGCATGGTGAGTTTTTTGATGGAGTTCAAATTATAGCTAAAAAGAATTTTAGCATTAAATAGCTATTTAAGTAATGTTTAAAGTTTAATTAGTTAAACTTACTCTATCGAAACAAAAAAGGTTATTTAAAACTACACACCGACCAAGGAAATCGGACAAAACACGCTAACTCTTGCAATGGGGAGGAAGCGGAAAAGCTTTAGTATGGAGCGCATAGGCAGGTTAGCTTTAGCAGAGTGGGTTCGAATCCCATCATAGCCAAGATGACAACTTCCACTAGTCATGGTATGCGTTCCACCATAAAGCTTTTAATAGTGATACATAGTGGCGGAATATTAAGACGCAATCTTGATAATTTATCTATATTCTGTATTAAAAGACTGCTCGTCAATATACAGATGATTTACAGTTCACTACCTAATGAGCTGGTTGTGGAAAAGATAAATGTCCATAGGTGAACACACGTCCTATGGCTATGTATCACTACTAATATCTTTAATAGAAGTACTAGTTTAACGGAAAAACAAGGTGTGTTTAAATCTGCCTTATAGAGTCGGTTCTAGTCCGAGATACTTCACCAAAAAAGTTCCTACATCGTAGCGCGTTATGGTATAGGTCATTGAATTTTTGCTAAATCATCTTTAGAGGTGGTTTTAAAAAACTTTAAAGGTATGAAATGAATTATGTTATGGTTGGAATCGTTGTTATTTGGATAATTGGAATTATCGGATGGGTGGCTAATATAGTCCAAATTGTTTCAATATGGTCGCCTGATATTACTGCGATGCTTGTATTAAAAATCGTAGGAATTTTTATTGCTCCACTTGGTTCTGTTCTTGGAATTATCGGAATGTTTTAATCCCCTCTTTGGGGAAAGCTTTTTATAAAGCCCATAATATGTAATTAACTTATGAGTTTCATAAAGAGTTTATTCTCTTATCGGTAAAACTTGTGGATAGACGAATGACCGTCTTTAAACTAGTGGAAAAATGCGCGTACTGGATTTGATACCGAGATTGCAGTACACTTTTTATACGATCGAAAGATCACCATGCGCCACATATAAGTAGTTTTTTTCGTGTACCGACCGTCTGGGCGTAGCGGTGCGGTACGAAGCTTTTAATTGAGCGCATAAAAATAGCTTGGTTGGTTAGTATGGAAACTCTATGAGTGAACAAACTACTTATGACGGGTTAGCCACCAGAGTCAGCCACCGTATGCGTTCTATTAAAAGCTTAAATGAGTGGAATACTGGAATAACAGATTCATCGGTCTCAACCATAGCGAACTTCGGGAGACGCACTCACTAACTACATAAAAATAAAATGGGGTAAAAGATGACACAAGGATATATACTTTTTAAAGTAAATAATAAATATTTTCTAAGCTATAAAAAAGCCCGTGAACTTTCATTATCAATGAGAAGGAATGGAGTACCTCAGGCATTTTATGGGTTTAGCTTAAAAATGTATAGATGGGAATATTTTTATATTGAAGGGGGATATGATAAACAATCACGTCAACAGGAAGAACTTTTTAGAGTTAAACCATACTATAAAAGTGCGGAGATATAAGATGACGCAAGCAGAATACACAAAACAGCACTTAGCAAAAACGTTGCTTCCAAAGATAAATAAAATGGAAGCCGAGATAGAGAGATTGAAATTGAAGTTAGAGAGGATAACGGGATGAAAGCGATCATACTTTTAAAACAGTACCGATATTCAGTACGCCCTATGAAAAAGCGTGGTTCACTTGCGCTTTATAATGAAATTCAAGAAGCCATAGTAGAACTCGAAGCACTACTAGCCGCCAAAGCATGCATCAAAGAATCCGACGAGTGGGAAGCGCATATCCAAGCGATAGACGAAAAGTTTGAAGAGCAACAAAGAAAATTAGAGGGGGATGATGTATGAACCTTTGGCAAAAATTTGATTCAATAATGGATCGGGCTGTGCTTAAATTAGAAAAGATGGGGGTGATGTGATGACCCCTGCACAAATGCAATTTATACTTTTACAGTATAACAAACCCAAAACAATTGGCGAAGCTATCAGGCTTTTAAACGTAGCAAAATATAAGTATGGGAACATATTTGAGGAGATAGCATAAAATGGATTATTTTAAAGAAACGTTAGCATGGCTACTTGTCATTGGTGTTATCTTATTTATGCTGATAGTTCCAGTTATAACATACGCGGCCGGGCAATCAGACGGCTTTAATGCTGGATACCAAAAATGTCTAGTAGACTTTAAACATAAAGATAAATAAGGATAATTATGACAAATTTACAAAAAGCCCTTAATTATTACGCGCTGCATCAATCGTTATCATTTCACCATGTTGGTAAAAAGTTCCATATTGATCCTTCATACCTCCAACTTAAATGGGGCGCATTACAAAAAGAAAAGGTTAAAGCATGAAACTAAAATCACACAAAGAACTCGAAGAATCTATCAGATTTTACAGGGCAATCATTGTGCTTATGATAGTATTGATTGTATTAACGGCAGTCGCATATGAACGTAAACTAAGCATGAAGGATAAGCAATTATATGCGCAAGTTCTCGCTAATGAAGAGCTTACCGTCAAATATGATAGCCTCAATTATGATGTAGTTACTGGCTCGTGTCTTTTAAGGAGCCAATTATGATTATCAAGAAGTACAAAGAGTTTACAATTAAGCGTGAAGATATTGGCTCATGGGTGGAAGTAAAATGAAAAGTGAGGGATGGGAAATCATTTTAAACCTTACACTTATTTCTACACTTGTAGTAGTGACGATGTATGGTATTGTTTCTTTTATAGGTAGTATATCATGAGAACAACTTTAGCACTCATATATATTCGGACGCTAATAGCTATCGTGGAAGACGATATAACGCCTACTATGAAGAAGATAGCGGATAAGTGTACGGAACTAGAGCGAAAGTTATATCGACGTAATAAGGGGCTTTATAATCAATGTACTGAAATTGCAAAAGCTACGTGGCCAAGAGTAAAGAGCGGTAAAAAGGACTACACAATTGAAGTCGAACCAGTTGTATGCGCCCTATATTATTCCGTTGAGTCAGAAATGAAAAAGTTAAAGTTAAAACCTACTTTATTCAATAGGCTATATGACAAATATTTTCATACTTCCAAGTGTGAATTAGAGAACAAAAGCGTTTTGTTGGCGGATGAGATATGGAAGATTACTAATATGGTTATGGAAGAGAGGGTCTCGACATGATTATCTCTCTTGTTGAAGCTTGTAAAAGATATGATAAAAGCGACGAGAGTTTTTATACTTCAGCCTTCTTAATAAAAAAGAAAACTGGGGAAAACCCTGATTGGTATCATACAGACGCTATACGTGGTGTTATGATTAATGTGACTAATTATGAGCGGTGGGCTGACTTAGAGCGTAGGGCGTGGCTGAGTGCCACTAACGA